CCCTGAATAACGTTCAGTACTTCACATTCCACTGGGGTTGAACCCTGCATGGGCAGTCTCCTTGGTTGGGTAAAAGAAACCCCGGCAACGGTTGTTGCCGGGGCGAGAGAAAAGGTATGATTTGGTTCAGGGGCTGGCATCAGGCCGCAGCAGGTTGCGCTGCCTTGATCGCGTAGGTAACCGCCACGTTGCGCGGGCGGGTTTCGGTGCCGACACGGGCATTCGGGGAATTGGCGCTATCAAACAACAGCCTGTTCTGGTCGTTGATGCCGGAAGTTGCGTCGGTGGTGCCGGGCTGGTGCGAGTAGCTAAATACACCCTCGGGCGAGTTGAAGCGGCTTACAACACCAATACCACCTGTGATCTGTTGCATCTGATCAAGCTGCGCCGATGCAAACACGCGCCCTTCATCCACACCACGCCCGGCATCAAAGCCGCGCAGGAACTCACCGCGCAGATCAGGAATATTGAAGGTCGTACTGCCATCACCTTCACCCCACACCGTGCCGAGTGCGGCAAACAGGTCGGCATATTCCGTGCGGGAAATCGCCGAACCATCACAGATCAGATAGCCGTCGGGTAAGGTCCGGGTGGCAAATGCATGGATGGAGGCAATCGGCACCTGAAGGCCCGCAATCTGGGCGGCGTCAAATTCGGTGCAGATGGTAATCTTGTTACAGTTACACATGGGCAATCCTTGTTCTGGTCAAAAGAAAACCCCGGCAACATCAGTCACCGGGGCGAGGTTGAGGGAGGATGAAAAGGGTTGGATTGGATCGGGTCAGTCAGGATCAGTCGGTGTTTGACGTACCGACTGCCGTCATGTCGCGGACATCGACGCCATTTGCACCGGAGCTTGCAACGACGAAAAGGCCGCCGGACATGGTCGCATCGCGGTTGGTGTTGGCGATGATGAAATCGCCGACGCGCAGCATGTCACGCGCCTCGAGGAAGTAATCGGTGGTATCAACGTCGGCGGCGACGTCCGGGGTGATGTAGTGCCACAGCGTAAAGCCGTTGGCGTAGGCCAGAACACTGAGGTTTCTGGCTTTGAAACCTTCTGCCATTTGGGTCTCCTTGGTTAGGGAAAGGTCGGATTGCGGCGTTATTCCTGCGTCTGGATGCACACCACGCCATCGCCATCAATCAGCGTGGCACCCTGGCTCATGGAGTTGTTGACGAAGTGCGCAGCGTGATCGCCATGCCAGGTGATGTCGGACTGGACGTCCGATCCGATGGCATGACCAATGGCGGTGCGGTGATACCAGAAGCAGGACCGAATGCCGCTTGCCACCGGAAGGCCGGAATGGGGCATCCAAAGGGTTCCGAGCCAGCGTTTGGCCTGGGTTCCCTTCCACGGCAAATCGTCATCGCCAATATAATCCGATCGCGAAAACTCATCGATCAGAAGCAATTCCGACCACTGTTTCCACCCGACAATCGCATAGCGCTGCCCGTCATCGGGAACGTCCCGGTCACCAAGGCCTTCGAATGCCATCATGACCTTATCGAGGGTCATGCCCTCGGTATTGTCGGGCACGACATCCTCGGCCCCGACCAGCGCATTAATGATCAGCTCGTCAGTCTTGCGGCCCAGCGCATAGGCCCCGGCATTGGCCAGAACCATTTTTTCATCATGGTTGATTTTAAGCTCGTCAAGGGCATCAACCCAATCACCAGCATAGTAATCACGCAGGTCACACCGGACCGCCTCGTGATCGACATTCATCACCGGCACCTTGCCATGGCGGGCCTTGGTGGTGGCCGTGCCCTTGCCAACTTTCTGGAAAACCGTCGTCGCGCCCTTGATCGCGTTTTTCACCCGCACCGTGTTGCGCAGTTTCGATCCCATGCGTTGATAGGCCTGATGCACATCGGCCTGAAAATGGTCGATGAAGCTTTGATCAATCGTGGTTGTCATCGATTGCGATCCCCTTGTTTCAGATATGGTTTTGTCGTGATTGCAGGCAGCCGCCGGGGTTCAATTGCGGGCCTGTCAAGGTCACTGCCACAATTGCCCCAAAACCCGGTCATTTTCCGGTCATGGTTTGATGATTAAAGAAAGCCGTCTCACGTTGGGACACGTCACGGATTTGCCCAGACCTGTTGCACCCGAAGGGCTTATCTGTGCGTTCCAAACAAGAAAAAGAGTGTCTGCCGTGAAGAAGTCGGTTTTGCTGGTGTTCAGCCTGATCGGGCTTGGGGTTGCAGGCTATTTCCTTTTGCCGCTGACCCCGATCCCCGATTATGTCAACGCGGTCATTGATCGGGCTGACAAGCTGTTTTAGGCGAAAACCCTAAGCCAGTTCAGTTTTGTGACAGGCGGGCAAAATCCGCCTGTACCTCGGCCACAATTGCCGGATCACGATCCCGCCAATAGCGCGGATCGTTCATCTTGCGCCGGATTTCAGATCGAAGGTTCTCAGCACCACCCCCGCCCTCGACTTTGCCCAGCGCGGCCTCGTTATTTTGCGCCATCATCCGGTGCATGGCACGCACGCCATCCGCCGTTTGGCACAAGGTTTCAAAGGCGGTCTCTGGCAGATTGGCCTTGCCCCAGCTTTCGATTTTCGGTGCCAGTTTCTTCCAGCTTTCCGTGCCGCCAAACTCGGCCACCAAAGCCGCACGGTCGGTTGCACGCTGTGCCGCCTGATCAAGATCGCCCAGAAGGGGTGAAAGCACCTCGCCCGCCAGATCATAGACCAACTGTGCCTGGGCGTTGCTGAACCCTGCCTCGTGCAGGCGCTGGTTCAAATCCGTATCGATCTCGCCCATGCCCTCAGATAGGTTGATGGCGTAGGCATCCGGTGTTTCGGGCACCAGATCGGCGATAGCTGCGGGATCAAGTTCCGTTTCTGGCACTTCGCTTTCGATATCGGGTAGTTCAGGTGTTTCTGCTGCTTCCGGGACTTCAGGAATCTCGGCTTCCGGCGCGAGAAGGTCGGGTTCGGTTGTCATGCGAAACTCCGTAAATTGGGTTCAAATAGCGTTTGGCGCGTGTTGCTCGTGATCCCCAGCGGAACAATCCGCCAGTCGCCTGATCTGAAGCACCAGTGCACGCTTGCCTTCGCGCATCCAGATCGCCTTGTCACTCGCATCCGGGCCAAGCGCACTGTGCAGGAAATGCCGTTCGAGATCGGCCAAAACCTTTGCTCCGGCGTCACTATCAAAACAGGCCTGCCAATGATCCTTACTGCCGTCTGACAGGCTTTTACTTTCGGCCTCGAACCAGTCCCATCCGTTATCGCTCATCACACAGCCTCCATGATTTCGGGCGGCAGGCTTGGGCGCAGCAGATGGTCGGGCACACCAAACTGATCGGCAAGCCAGCGGACCATGACCGGCAAATCGACCTCGGCCAGCGCTTCGGGGCCAAGCCCCGCAATCCGCGACAGCCAATCCAGCGCCTGTCCTGCCTGCACGCGTTTGGGCAATTGCGCCAAGGGGGCAGCGTGACGCAAAACGACAACATCGCCATCGAGCGGGATATCGGGAAGCTCCCCGGTTTGGGTAAGGATATAAAGCGCGCGCCGGATCAGCGGATAAAGCAATTCCGCCTGTAAGCGGCCATAGGTTGCGCCCAAAAGCCGTGCATTTTCCGAAGCCCTTTCAAGCACCTCGGTCGCGGTCATGCCCGGCTGATCAGTTTGGCCCAAACGATCGGCCAGCAAGCATCGCCGAATACGGTCCCGCAAATCAGACAGCACAAGATCAGAGACATCAAACCGACCGGGCGCCTCAAGCGGTGTAAGCCCCGACGAGCCGACCGCCTTGGGGATGATGCTGCCCGGCACCAATCGAATGGTCGCCGGGTTCAAAACCCCGTCGTCATCGGCCTGCCAAATCCCTGTCACCGCGATGGAGGCGTTTTTCAAAACCAGCTCAACCACCTTGTTGGCGGTCTTGATATCAGGCAGCGCCTTCATCACGGGTGATCTGCCATAAATCTCGCCCGGGGCCTTCATCCAGCGAAAGGCGATATAGGGCGACACATCAAACCGGTCGCGATAGATCAGATCGCCTGAATGGCCATCGCCGTCTTCGCGAAAGACGCACAGCTCATAACCGGTTTTGCGGTCGGTTGCGGGCAGGACGGCCTCGATCACACTGATGCGTTTCGGCGCGTCCTTTTCACCCTGATCATTGTCTGCCATCGCCTTGGCACCGGGCCAGGTCGCCGTGATTTCATCGCGGGTGAGTGCCAGTTTGCGAAACACCGCATCCATCTTGCCATCCGATCGTTTTTCAAACGCCAGATCACGCAAGGGGACCGCGGTAAAACGCAATGCAGACGGGCTGTGTAAATCCGCCTTTTCCAAACGCAAGCAGGCGGTTCCGGCGGTGACCAGATCGAGAAACGCCTGATGCATTTCGACGGCAAAGTTGGAGCGATCAAAATGCCCCTGCAAAATCCGAACGGCCCGACCAAGCTGCTCGGTCAAAGCCTGTCGATCGGCATTGGCAACATTGCCGCCCGGCTCCAACTCAAACCAGCCGCCACCGGGCGGGGTGATTTCGGCCATCAGGCTGGCGGCAAGCTGTTCAACCGCGTCTGAGGCCGTGGCGTCAAATACCCGATCAAGGCGTTTGCCGCCGCTCGTCTGGTGGCTGGCCGCCGCATTGCGTTGTGGCAGGGCGAATTCATAGCAATCCTGCCAATGCGAGAGCCAATTGCGCCGACGTTCCATCGCCTTTTGAAAGCGGACGCGCACCTGTGCGACATTGGCCCCGGCGGTTGCCGTATCCTTAAGCTCTGACTGCTGCCCGAGCTTTTGCGATTTCGCCATGCCTATTCCCCCAACAGGTTCTTGCCACCGCCCGCCTTGGCGATGCGGTCACTTAAAAGCCCGCGATAACTGGTGCCGATCAGGCTGGCGCGACCATAACGGCGACGTTCCAATGCCTCTGTCCGGGCGGTTCGTGCGGCGTCCTCGCTACTGGTGTCGTCTTCGGTATTGGTGGCTTGCTGACGTGTTACCGGTGCGCTGACGGCGGCCGGTCTTGGTGTCGAAAACAAACTGCCCATCGCTTTTCCTCCCGCTCCCCCGAACGCAAAAACGCCCGCAAGGGTCGAAACCCTGCGGGCGCATCTGTCGCGTTGATTTGTCTCTTATGTCATATTAAAAAGAACAAATCAAGAACATTTTTCAGAAAAAAACACATCCCCGATTTGATCGGTTTCCATCCCGTCTTGCAGATGGCGATAAAGCTGCCAGGGGGTGATGACCCAAAGGCTTGAAATGCCCAGCAACCTTTTGACCAGTTCAACACAGCTCATCGGGCCAAATCGTACCTTCCGCGTGATGGTGGCCGGATAAGACGCCCAGATACAGTGATAGCCAAGGCCACGATAATAGGCTGCCGGATCAAAGATCGGCGAATAGCACCAGCTTTCGCACCGCACCCGATGGCTTTGTGGATCAAGGCAAATCCATTCCCCGGCCCGTACCCCCGATACCAGCACAAAACAATGGCGAAAGCCCGGTTTCAGAACACGCAAAAGCCGCTTTTCCGGTGCATCGGCAAAGACCACCAGCACCGAAACCTCTCGCCCGGACACGGACTGATTGGCCCAGTTATCGGCCATTTCCGCGACATCAGACCGGGCAACATTTGTGGTCATCACATCGTGCATGGCGACAAATCCCCACCCAGTTCAACAACGCCGTCCTCATGATGAAAGCTTTCATCACGGCCGCGTTTGACGATGCCGCGTGTCACCAGCACGTTTTCAAGGGCTGCCATGGCCTGTTGCCACAAATCCCCCTTACCCTTTTCACGCGGATCACGCGGATCCGGTTCGCGTTCGACGAGGCCAAAATATTCCAGAACCTGCAAATGCCGGTCATTCAGAACACCGCCCTTTTTAAGGCGCATCACCGCGTTATAGACATCGTCGGGATCACACGGGCGGACGACCTCGCCCGCATCGGCCACCACGCGCGCGCCTTCGATCCGGGCGGTTTGGCAGCGCACGAACCAGAACCATGCCTGCCGGGCACTGGAAAAGGGTGTGATGTCGCGCGCAGAGAGTGGTTTGGGAAAAAGTCTTTGTTCGGTCACGTCGCCCTCCTGCTGGATAATGCCTGTTCATCCCACCGGACCTGCAAACCGCCATTTCGCGCCAAACCCTTGAAAAGGATACAGTTCCCCCGCCCGCGCATTTGTGATGCACGCCGGTGCGATGAATGGTTTGTGATGTCCCCAAGGGCGGTTCTCCGCCCACGCATATCGACGGTTCTCGCCGTCTTTTCAGTCGGCCCCCGAAGGGCCCGACTTATTTCCAGATGCAATTCCGGTGTTGATATGCAAGCTATAATCCCTTTTTGTTCTCATTGTAAAGGATTAATTTCCTATTCAAAAGTTGAGTAAACGCTTCACCACGGCAAAAGAATCTTAGCTAATTATCGGTAAGCTACTGACATTCATAAATTATCTTGCAGTTCGGACTGGTAGCCATCCGACAAAGATCGAGAACAATCACGCGTGTCCACCGAAAAGCGCGGGTGCGAACCGCCCCAGGCAGCAGCGCCTGAATTTGGCCATCGCTGCGACTCCCCAAGCAGAAGGAATTAATTCCTTCTTTATTAACTCCCATCGGCCCTGCTAGGATGCGCCATGATCAGACATCAACAAATATGGGCCGCCCTGGATCAGATCGCCGAGGACCATGGCTTGACGCCATCGGGACTGGCGCGCCTGGCACAACTCGACCCGACCACATTCAACCGGTCCAAACGCACCACCGCGCAAGGCAAGGCGCGCTGGCCTTCGACCGAAAGCATTTCAAAGGTGCTGTCGGTGACTGATGTCAGTTTCCGGGAATTTTCCGAACTGGTGGATGGCAATGGTGCCGGACGCATCCCTGTGATCGGCTTTGCGCAAGCCGGAAATCGCGGATTTTTTGATGATGCCGGATATCCGGTTGGCGGATCATGGGAAGACATCACCTTTCCCGCCCTGCACGACCCAACCGCTTATGGGTTGCGGATATCAGGCGTTTCCATGGCACCGGTGTTTCGCGATGGCGATCTGATCATTGTCAGCCCGGCGTCAAACATCCGCCCCAAGGACCGCGTGGTTGTCAAAACCCATGAGGGCGAAGTCATGGCCAAGGAACTGGTCCGGCGCGGCGCGCTTGGTGTGGAGTTGAAATCCCTTAATCCCGATTTCGAAGACCGCTTTATTCCGGCAGAGGAAATTGACTGGGTCGCCCGTATACTGTGGTGCAGCCAATAAGCATTCGAGTAAGCCTTTGGCCTTTCGCGCACATTCGATGATTGATCTATTCAAATCCGACCTGCGACACATTACATTTGGTCTGAGCACAAGAACGAGCTGATGCCAGAGGGGAAGGGGAACAATCGTTTGACGCTGCAACGCCATCACATTGTGCGTTCTCTGGTGGTTATCCTTGCCTATTTCGCAACGGGC